AATACAATTCGTACTCTTACACGCTTTCTTTCGTATATATACTCTTGTACTATAGCTACCATTTCTTCAACGGATGGCGTATGTTCCATAGCTTGTGTTTAGTCCTAAAGTTTCCATCTCGTGGTATCTTAATGCATCTATAGCGTGATCTGTTCCCGTAGGTTTGTTTAATCTTACTCCTGTCTTATCCGTATCCCAGCAATACGCTCTAAGTTCTTTGATTAGGTTCGTGCTTGTAGATGTCACTAAATAGTCCTGACGTTGCATTACATCTATTCCGTAGTTAATAGAGTCTTTTCCTTTGGTTACTCCTTTTATCGTAATTCCGTGTCTGCGTATCTCTTCTATGCTTTTAGGCTCTGCACTATCAGCGTATACAGGAACGTTCTTATGTAGTTCCTTTGCTATGTCAGAATTAAGCATACCCGTTCTATACACTTTCTCGTTTACTATTCGCTGACCGTTGTATTGGTAGACCTCTATTATCGAAGTAGGATCTACACTATATCCAAAGTCTAAACCTACACCAATCATCCGTGCATCTTTTGGCAATATGTCCACTATTTTCCAATTATTGAACACGACACCTTCTAAGCTACCTACTAATCCAAGTCCGTAAACATTCCACCAATTTCTCCAATAATCAGAAGTCTTAGCTTTCTCCTTGTTCTTTTCTATTTGGTCTATTATAGATTGATCTAAGGCTTCGTTATCCTTGTACGTCAAAATTATGAAGTCGCTATCTGGTTCGTCTTTTAGTTCCGTATGCACCCAGAACTCATTTGCAGGATTAAAGTCTAAAAATACCTCTCTCTTCGTTCTAATAGATAACTCGTTGTACGCTTCAAACGTTACATTATTACACTCATTGATATAGAGTACGTCACGCCTTGCTCCTCTTAGTTTAGAGGCATCATCTGCACTAAAGAACTCTATTACGCTGCCGTTAGCAAATTCATATCTTAAAAGTGATTTATTAAAGTTTGCATCTACATATCTATTTGTCCACCTCATTATCTTTAAGAAGTCTTTTAATGCACCTCTTCTTAAATGTGGTATTGTTTCAGCTACTATACTTATCTCAGTAGTATTCTTTAATGCTTTGTCTATTAATACTGCTAAAATAGAATACGTTTTCGAAGCAGAAGTCCCGCCTTGAATTATTTTAGTTCGTCTTTTTAAAGCTAAAACTTTATTCGTTGCTGTTGTCCTCTGAAACATCTGGGAATAAAGGTATTTCAATATTATGCTGCTCTATCTGCTGAACAGGCGCGCCATATCCTGAATCCATCAAAGCCTTATACGCTGCTACATCTCCTTCACGTGCTTTCTTAATCAATGCTAACGTCATTAAATCTTCTTGTGACATTGTTTCCTGCTCACCTGTCAAAGGATTCTTTAAAGACTGATTGACTTCTAGCCATTGACGTGCTATAGTGCTTCTATTCTTACTTCCTTTTGGTCTTCCGTTAGGATTTCCGCTTTCTCCTTTTTCCCAATTTGGTTTTAAATTATCTTCTCTATTCATTTCGGTGTAATTTCGGTGTTTACTTTAAATTACTATCTAGAATTTTTGGTGTTATATTACTCCAGTAAATTCTATGATGCCACAACGCACCTCTTTTTGTATTATGCTTGTTAATTGTTAACTTGGCGTTATTTGGGTCTTGTAATATGCTTCCGTAAGATTTTCTATAACTTCTATCGGTTGCATAAATATGTTTCGTGTTTCCGTCTATTTTATCCATTTCAGCTGTTTGCGCACCGCTTCTTAAAATAGTTGCTAATCCAAAATTTGCAATACCTCTATGCCATTTCTTTATTGAAAAATTTACGTCTTCGTTTAATATCATATTAAGTTCGTTAACTTCCCAACTTTTATCCATTATCCAAATTTGCATAATGTTTTTTTTTGTATTGGGCATTGCTCCACCGCTATACCCTCCAAAAATAATTCCTGTTTTTTTTGTTAAATCGTGAAGCATACCGATAACAAATAACAAATCGTCTTTATCGTATGTATTAATTGGTTTGTTTCCAGTAATACCCCCATAATCGTCGTCTAGGCATACGCTAATTTCATTGGTTTTTTTTGCTTCAAAAATACTTGCTACCCTTCCAACGGCCGCTCCATTTGTTATATTTGTTCCGCAAAAATCTACATATGATTTGCATAGTTCAGTGTCGTATACGATAGCTTGATTTTCATAACTCTTATGAATTTTTTCATCTAAACAATTCGGTATTAAAACTTTATATTCTATTTTTCGTTTTTCTAAATATCGAACTGTTTTGTTATATTTTTTTTCTTGTATGCTTAAAACGTAAAAAATCATAACTCTAAAATAAAATTGGAAAGTTCTATAAATCCTTTATCTAATGCGTCTTTAGGTGCTAAAATAACCATACCTAATTCCTCGAAGATTTCTTTTACTTCTTTATTTTGTTTTGAGTAAAAATCTGCTATTTTACTAAAATTAAAATCGGTAAAAAATGATGCTCGCGCTATAAGAATTTCTTTTAATTCTTTTTCAATTTCTAATTTTTCTATTTTATTTATAAGTTCTTTCGTCCTATCTAAATAAGCCAGTTCTATTATATTAGGTGTAATTGAAGAGGGAGTATAAAATGGTATTTCTATATCGAATAAATCTTGTTCATTTAAATCATTTGTCTTTGGTACGTCTAATCCCCAATCGTTTAATTTGTTTTCGTCCCATTCATTTGCCAAAATATCCCAATCCCACTCTCCAAAGCCTACGTTGTCTTTTACAATGAATTCGTCTTTCTGCTGCTCAGTTAGGTTATCTGCCTTGACAATAAACACTTCTTTTAACCCTGCTTCTTTACACGCTTTTAAACGCATATTCCCACCCAGAACAATATTGTTTTCATCTACTACTATTGGTCTTAACTCAAGCATCTGTGGAAAGTCCTGTATAGACTTTACTAACTTTTTAAACTTATCGTCTTTAATTAGACGTGGATTCTTTGGGTTCGTCTTTACCTCGCTTATTTTTACTTTTTCTACTTTCATAGTGCTTTATATTGCTCTTTTTATTTCATTTTACTCTTATTCTTTACGTTTGCTTTCTAAAAGTGTATTTAACTGCACTAATTAGGATTGTAGGTATATGCTTCAAATTCGTCTTTATCTACTGGGTGCAGCTCCATTAGACCTATCTCGTAGTCATAGAACACTATATACTTTGCTTCTGCTATAGTCAGCATAAGTTTTAGAGCGTTCCACGTTTTAAGATGGCTCTCAGGGTTTATGAATACTATGTAGTAATCACTTTCCAAACAGCCTACCGACTTCTCCGAGTTCCTTAACCACTTCCGCATTGTTGTCATAGTGTATTGTTATACCGAGTTCTTTCACCTTCTCTACTTTTGCTTTATTGCTTCCTGTAGCATATACTCTACTCTCAGGAATAGCCAAAGCCTTCGCACGTGTTAACATTCCGTCTTTTTCTTGCCTTGCTGAAATAATATATACGTCTGCGCTTTTATTGATCCATTCCTCTGCTAATTGCATTCCTTTAACTGTGCTTAGTGTTTCGTCATAGTCAAAAGAAACTTTCTCAGATGCCATATTTTCCTCAAATGCTGAACGGCATACCGCTGCACGTTGTTCTGTGTCATATTCAGATACCATCTTATCATCACCCATACATCTCTGCATAAAGTCGTTCATTCTTTCATATGGGTTGGGCTTAGGAATTGGCATCTTCGTACTCTTTATATATTTTACGTAACTGCATTACTATATCTCTCCAGCAAGAAGAACAGCTTGTAGGCTCCTGCTTTACATTTAAAACTCTATTGTACACTTTTAGTAGTGCGTGTTGATCACTTGGGCTTATCTCTGCCGTGTTTCTACTAAAGAATGTTTCAAGTATTCCGTGTTCGTCTTCCGTTAGGCAGTTAATCTTTCTGTAAGGAAACATTTTATTTAACTTCTCCTTACGCTTATCACATCCGCAATCCTCTCCAGCTATCCACTTAGCTACCTTGTGTATACCCGTCTTCTTAAATACTTTCTCTAAAGTATCTCCTAAACCTTTTGAAACATCTTCTTTGATGTCGTTTACTAATTCTTGTACATCGTCTTTTACTATTTCTACGACTTCTTGAACTACTTTAGGCTGTCTACCCCTTCTTTTCTTTTCCATTTCCTAACTCTTT